CTGGGAGAAGCAGTTATGGAATAAAGCACATCTTAGAGAGAGACACTGGGATTTATTTAACAAACAATGAATTCAAGGACGCAATGTTACTATGCGGTTATTCTCCGGTTGACCCAAACGAATTGAATTGGGAATATTGCATTAGCAAAAAGTCACCAGCATTTGCTTCTAGGAAAGGTGTGTGAGGACTACGATGGAGTTTCGAAACCTTGAGACGGGGGAAGTGTTTGATGTCAGAACGGGTGTAGAAAGGTTTTGCTACGGAAAAGAGTGTGACACTTGCCCCATGTACAACAGATGCCCTAACGATTTTTGCAGTGAATGGGCTGTCGATCATCCCCACGAAGCCGCCCGCCTGATGGGTTATGAGGTGGTGGAGGATGAAAAGGAGGAAGCCAACATGGACAAGCCGAGAATTTGCGAGGTGCTGGGGGTTGAGGTAGATGAAGAGTGGACTGTTTCTGGAAATGACATAGCGATTTACAGAGTAAGCGGTGGTGTCGCTTTAGAGTATGCTATGCCGAAATACAATGGGAGTGGATACGGACAATGGCTTCCTGCCGGCATGCCTTGCCTTGTTGATTTCATCAACCACCCCGACCGCATCATCCGCAAACCCCGCTTCACCCAGCAGGAGGTGGAATCAGCAAAGATAATTAGCGTGCTGTTCCCCGAAGCAACACACATTGAGCGGTTGCGAGGCAGTAATGCTTTAATTATAATTGGAGCCGACAATGGGTGGATTGCGAATATTGAAAACTCGCTATTCCAGGAAATCAAGTCAGGTCAGTCCGTCACCCTTGACGAGATCATCGGAGGTGCGGAATGAGCGAAGTCATCATTACCAGTACATGGGGACATGAAGATGACCAGCAGGCCAAAACAGACGCAGGCAAGCCCCGGCCTACGCTTACTCCTGTTAGTCTAATCGACGCTGTGACGGCGGTCCGTATGTACGGGAACGCAAAGTATCACAACCCGGAGAACTGGCGGCAGGTGGAGCCGCAGCGTTACCGGGATGCACTCTACCGGCACTGGCTAGCCTATCTCAAGGGGGAGAAGTGCGATCTGGAAAGCGGACTGCCTCACCTGTGGCATTTGGCTTGTAATGCGGCGTTTTTGATTGAAATGGAGGGCGGACATTGAAGCCAAATGCTTTGATATCCAAGATAGAGGCCAAATATAACGCTCTTTTCCATCTGAAAATGGACATGCTGATGCAGATGGGACAAGATGCTGCCATGATTGCCGCTCACGAGGTCCTCCAGCTTGGCCCCGGTAGGTCTGAGACTTTCTGCACCGCATACATAGAAGCCATGAACGGTATGGCACGGATGGTCTGTGAGGATCAGCAGGACGATAGCGAGTTCGTCTACGCAAAAGCAAAGATTGACGAGCAGATCAGGGCAATTGTTGGAGATGACCTGTTTAAGCCGTGGGAGGAGAGATATGGTCGAAATCTGTAACAAGGAGAAAACCTGCGTCTACTGGCGAGGTATCAATAATTCCAAGGATGCGCCCTTTTGCAACCATCTATTGGATACCGGATGCCGTAGAGTGGGAGACGTGGACCACTGTGAATCCAAGGAAATAGGAAAGCGGAGAAAAAGAGTATCCTTTGACTGCCCAATGGAGCAACAGGGACTATAAGGATGGTGATAGGATGGATGAGTTTCCAGAGCGGCTAAGAAGGTTAAGGGAGTCTATGAGGCCGGTCAGGAGCATGACGGTTACATCACAGCTAATGGGCTTAAGCCCTGATGCATTACGAAAATATGAGAGAGGGGAAGTGGAGCCAAAAATGACAGCCCTAAAGCTGATTGCGGCATATTATCACATTAGCCTCGATGAACTCTGCAAAATGGAGGAAGAGTAAGCCCTAAACTTTCATAATCTCATAGAAAATATTGCGAATTCATAAAGTTTTATGAGTGAGCAGAAATATGTATGCGACAATGGGAGTGTGGGAGCGTATGCCCCTGCGCTCCCATTCGCTTCTTCTATTTCCTCCTCAACCCCGGCGCTTGCCGGGGTACATACGCCGCACGAGCGCGTCAGCCCACACATCCGGGCCGGAGCGTCGCGCCCTCCATGCGGCAACATCGCCCTTTACGGGCATTAGACAATACGCTCCAAAGGCCAAGGAGCTGACACCCCGGAAAGACGGGGGCATGCGGAATCTGGGACGGGGCGGAATCCGTCACTTAACCGAAAGGGGTAGAGGTCGCAAGTTCGAATCTTGCAGGTTCCACCAGAGGCCGGGTCGCTCCCGGATGATCTGAGCGTAGCGCAACACCTCAGAGAGAATGAAAATGCTCGCTGAAAACTGCATGTTGTGGTGTGACAATCTAAGCGGGAAGCGCACATACGCCGCTCCTCGCCGCATGAGGCGGGCGGTGGCACCAGACAGGAACTTACCATTAAAGCCAAAATGCCGTTTGTATCGTCAAGCGCAGACGAGAGGAAAATGGACTTTTGATGTGATACCGCACAGCGGATTACATACAGGCCCCCGGAAAGCCTGACCAAACCCGGAGCATACCCCGGAAGGGGTATATATGCCGTGCCTCGTTGCGGGCGGATTTGTATGACAGGAAGGTGGTGTTATGGCTGCACGGCTGACGGATAAGCAGAAAAAGAAAATTATTGCTGACTATGTACAGTTGGGCAGTTATAACGCAACAGCAAAAGTAAATGGCGTTTCTCTTAACACGGTGAAGAAAATTGTGCAAGGAAATGCAGATATTGCAGAAATGTGCAATCAGAAAAAAGACGAGAACACCGCCGACATTCTGGCGTATATGGACAGTCAAAAGGGAGTTGTCTGCGAGATTATCGGAAAAGGGCTGGCCGCCCTGAACGACCCGGAGAAGCTGGCGGAGGCCAGTCCAGCACAGATTACCACTGCACTGGGAACGCTGATTGACAAATTTACAGCGAATACGGAGCACAGGCAAGAGATTCACCCGTTACTGCGTGATATGTACGAATCGAGGAAATAATGAGCCTTTCCGCAAAGCAAATAGATTTTCTGAATCGCCCATTTGACTGGACGTTGGATGTGGCGGAGGGAACGCCCAGAAGCGGCAAGACCACGGCCTGCATCCTGCGGTTCTATGACTTCTTGAACACCTCCAAGGACAGCAATTTCCTGGTGGTCGGCGCATCACAGCAGCAGGCGTTTCGGTTGGTCATGGATGGTGATGGAAATGGCCTGATCCACTTGTTTGGAAGGCAAGCGAACTTGAAGCATGATGACCATGGGGACCACCTGGAGGCTCTAACCTGTTCCGGCGTAAAGAAGATCTATTACAAGGGCGGAGCCAAGGCGGACAGCGACAAGACCATCCGTGGCCTATCCTTGGGCGGGGTGTACTTCTGCGAGATTGACATCCTGCACATGAACATGATTCAGGAGTGCTTCCGCCGGACGTATGCCGCCCATATCCGTTGGCATTTGGCCGACCTGAACCCGCCAGCACCCATGCACCCGGTCATCACAGATGTGTTCAATGTGCAGGACACCCGCTGGACACATTGGACGGTGGATGACAACCCGATTATCACACCGGAGCGAAAGGAAGAGTTACGCCGGACGCTGGAGAGAAATCCATATCTCTATCAGCGGGACTGGCTGGGAGAACGGTGTATCCCCCAGGGTGTGATTTACTCCATGTTTGATCCGACTAAGCACATCCTGCCCCGGCTGCCGGACGATGCCCGCCCTATTGAGATGTACTTTGCCGGAGACGGCGGCCTGACGGATGCCACAAGCGTGTCCTGTAACCTGGTCTGCCGCACAAAGAAGGGGATGGCGCTATACCGTGTGGCAAACTGGTACTACGACGGCGGGAACAAGGCTATGAGCGTACAGGCAAGAGAACTAGCCGGAACATTTGCGCCATATTGCCGCAACCGCTGGAATATGCGGGAAGACGCATGGTATATTGACCCGGCCTGTAAGGCGTTACGAAAGGAACTGGAACTTTATGGAATCGACGCACTAAACGCGGACAATAATGCACACGATATCCGCGGGAGTACCAAGGGAATCAAGGTCGGGATAGAGTACACACAAAATATGATTCAGGACGGATGTTTCTTTCTAGTGGAAGATGAAACATATGGACACATAGATTTTTTGAAAGAGATCGGTATGTACTGCGTGGACGAGCACGGGAATCCAGTAGACGCATACAATCACGCTATGGACGAGCTACGGTACTCCATAAATCACTTTGTCAAGCAGTATATGTATTGAGGGGGTGTACCCTACGGGATTTGTGAAGAACATTTTGCTTTATCTGGCCCAGAAGGTCGGGCTGGAGTTGCAAGATAAGCCAATATACCGGGATGATTACAGCGATATGTCAAATATCTCCGTAACAGCGGTTGTGGCAAACAAAGTGGCGACCCTGGCCATGCAGGACAGCACTATCACAATTGAGGGGGATAGTGCCAGAGCGAAATTTATTCAGAATTTTTTGGACTACTACCTGGGAGACAGAATGGATGTGGCCGCTGAGGTAGCTCTGGGAACTGGGGATTGCATTGTTAAGCCATATACCGATGGCAAGCGCCTGGGCGTAGATATCGTGAAGAATGGAGACTTCGCTGTATGCGAGTCCATCGGGAATGATATCCTGTCCTGTATTTTGAAGGTCGGAGAAATCAAAAATGAGTCCGGGTTATATCAGCGATATGAGATTCAGATGGTTAAGGAGGCACAGACTGAGAGTGGGCAGGAAACCAGCGCGCTTATCATCCGTAACGTAGCCTTTAAGGGAGCGAACGAGATTCGGTTGGACCAAGTGCCAGCCTGGAAGGACATCCCAGAGGAACAGATCATCCCAAATGTGGACCGCCCGCTGTTTGGCCGCTATAAGTCGCCTGCGGTCAACCGGGCGGACGTGAACGGCGTAAACGGCGTGAAGATTACAGCCGGTGTGGACGGCCCTATGGCAAAGGCGGTGGAGGCGTATGAGCGTTTCAACCGGGAGTACAGCGCCAAGGAGACTATGATCTTTGCCGACAAGACTCTTTTGGTGAAGGATGAAAACGGAAATGTAGTGCTACCACAGGAAAAACGGCGTTTCTTTCAGATGATGAGAGGTGTTGGAGATAATGCCAACCCCGGCAAACTGATCCAAGAGTTTTCTCCAGAGATACGGGGTTCAGACCTGGAGGTCGGAATTACAGTCAACAACAAGATGGTGGAGCTCCTATGTGGCCTGTCTCCCGGAATACTGACGCCGCCGACTACCTCCTACGCCACCGCCACTGAAATGCGGGCGGCGCTTAACTCGACATTTGCGGTTATCACCAAGTTCCGTCGGGCACTGGAACGAGGGACAGACGATCTGCTCCACGCTGTGGACGTGATTGCCAATTATAATAATCTGGCCCCGATTGGACTATGGGAGACGCATTATGATTGGTCCGCTTCTTATATCGAACAACTGAATGAGCACTTCAATCAGCTTACGGTTGCGGAGGGAATCGGCGCTGTAGATAAGGCGGAGGTTCGTGCCTGGATGATGGATGAGGATTATGAGACGGCCAAGGCCCGCGTGGAGGAGATTGCCGAAGAAGCCGGAAGCCAGTACATACAGGAGGCGGCAATTCAGCCGATCATAAATGAGCCGACTGATGAATGAGTCCTGGCTGGAGGGCTTGCCGGACAACATCGTGGAAAACCTGGAGAGCCTGAACAACTATGTTGTTCAACGTATCTGTGAGCGAATCCGTAAAATTGGAGATATCGGCGCGGCGGACGCTCACCGCCTGAAAACAGCCATCGAATATGCTGGGGCGGACCTCAAGGCCATTGAGAAAGAAGTTGCCCGTATTATGGGTGTGAACCAGCAGGAAGTGGAAAGGCTGTTCGAGGAGGTGGCAAAGGAGAATGTAGAGTTTGCCAACACCTATTACAGAGCAAGGAAAATGGATGCGCTCCAGAGCTACGCCGCCAGGTCGGTACTGTCCTCCTTTGTGGACGCCGCAAAGCGTCAGGCTATGGACGGTACATCCAATATCTCCAACACCTACATGATTGGATTCAAGCGTGGAAAGCAGACCATCCCATTGAGGGAATACTACATCTCCGCTATTGACCGGGCGATTACCTATGTGCAGACTGGCGTTGTGGATTATCAGAGCGCAATGCGATCAACAGTCAAGGAGATGGCCCGAAGCGGCCTACGCCGGGTGACCTGGGAAAGCGGATATTCCCGCCGCTTGGATTCCTCCGCCCGCATGAATATCCTAGAGGGTGTTCGGCGGCTCAACAGTCAAATGATGGAGGAGACCGGACGAGAGTTTGGAGCCGATGGTGTGGAGATCTCCGCCCACGGCCTCTGCGCCCCCGACCACCGCCACATCCAGGGACGGCAGTTCTCCAATGAGGAGTGGGAGCGCATCAATCGCAGTCTTGACCGCCCTTTGGGGACGCTGAATTGCCAGCACTTTGCCACGCCCATCGTACTGGGGGTTTCCAAGTCGGTCTACAGCCGGAAGGAGCTGGCGGACATCAACCGACGATCCTCAGAAAAGATCGAGTACAAGGGGCAGAAGATGAGCCGCTACGAAGCCAGCCAGAGACAAAGGCAGATGGAGACTGCAATCCGCTATGCAAAGGACGAGAGGGATGCCATGATAGCCGCAGGTGACAAGCTGGGAGCTACACAGGCCCGGAAGAAATCAGCGGCACTGAGCGCAGAATACAAGCGATTTTGCGAACAGGCTGGGCTTACCCCAAGGCCGGAAAGGACAAGATCTATAACAGGACCGACGGTGCAGAAAATATGATTGACGAAACTATAAAAGCGAAAATCAAGGCTATTCTTGCTAAGGGTGACCGTGTGGAGTTGATTCCCGTGAAAAATGGTGTTAAAATTATACATATCAAGCGGGAAGAGATAAAAGAAACCCGCCCCAGTTAGGGGCCGGATTGGGTGCCCTCGTGACCTCCGGGGCGGGCGGTGTAGTTACTGCCGGAACTCTTCTGGGTCCTGCTCGTTCATCTGCCACTTAAAGTCGTTTCGGATGTTCTCCCACATAGCCAGGGAGCGTTTTACGATCTCTCGACAGTCGTCGGTGGTGTCTGGGTCGTTGGCCTCTCGCTGATATTCGATTACCAGGTGAGTGAGCGCCTGCTGTACGCGGAGCATATCGGAGCGGCTCATGGTTACGGTTCTCATTTCCTGATTCAACATTTTCTTTCCCTCCCGGCCTGCGGCCTTGATTTATCTGCCTTACACTGATATAATCAAGGTGGCCGGGGTAAGGCTCCCGGCTCACCTTTGGTGGTGTGGGGCGGTGGGCATTGGGTTAACTCAGCCGCCCCACTTTTTACTCATTCATGATGCGCTTGACGCTTTCCCGGACTTCTTCCAGCGTGTCGCACTTCTCAATGAGTTCTAGGATGGCTCGCAACAGAGCCTCCGTGACCTGCATTTCGTTCATTCACCTCACTCCTTTCTGTAAGAGATTTTGTATCTCTGCCTTACGAGTATATTATACAGCAAACGCTTAATATTGTCAATAGATAAATTAATCTTTTTCTAAATAATTTTTATTTTAAACTTGACAATATAGAGTAAATTCTGTATACTGTAGTTGAGGGGTGAAGTGCATGACTATAGAACAGAAAATTAAAATGGCTTTGGCCTATGCGGGTATCAGTCAAGCTGAACTTGCCCGTAGAATTGGAACGACCCCATCAAACCTAAACCAGAAAATTAAGCGCAATACATTGACGATGGAAGATATGGAAAAGATAGCGGAGGCGCTTGGCGGCCTTTGGAAAGCAGAGTTTGCCTTTCCAGGTGGGACAGTGATATGAGGAATGGGCTAATAATTATTGAAATCCCGGAATACAACGGGCCTGGCGTCTATTCTTTGGCAGACCAAAACGGGAAACAATATATTGGCTCATCTTTGAATGTTAGCCAAAGGATCGTTCAACACGATAGAAGTCTTATTGATGCGAAAAACGGATACATTCAGAAAACCCTTTCCTCTTATAAAATGCAACTTGCGGTTCAAGATGGTATGACTTTCAAAGCATCGGTTTTATGGGAGTTACCCGATGGCGGGACACAATACGATTTGTGGGATGCAGAAAGAAGATTTTTGCTATTGGCTGGTGGGTGCAAGGAAACTTATAATACAAAAGATGTCCCAAATTACAGAAAAGATGATTTTTCTGGTTTGCGTGCCTGGCGTAATCATGCCCCATCACGAAGACGGGATGAGGCGATAGCTATTTTTTTAGAGCACATAGAAAAAAGGTCTGCTCCCATCTCAGCAAGAAGAAATGTAAGAAAAAGCCGCGACAATATTATGATACGCCCAACGACGGAGGAGGGCGCAAAAATAAGGAAAGCTGCGGCTGATGCAGGGAAAAGCGTGCAGGCGTATATCCTGGATATTTTGAGAGAACATATCAACTAAATATTGCTCCCGCCTCTAAGCGTTGAGGCGGAAGACCCGAGCGTGGGTAACTGACTACAGATTGTAGTTGGTTGCCCACGTTTTTTCTTTTGGTAAAACCCGCATTTGCGGTTTTATACAACATTTGACCGACCCGAAGTCGAGAAACTACGGGGCCACAGTGGATGCGACCCACGAGAAAAAAGCGAAGTGGTAGAGGAGAAGATTATGACCAGAGAAGAGATCAAAGCAATTTTGAAGGACATTTCGGACGAGCAAGTAAACAGCATTTTGGACTTAAACAGCCGTGACATTGGAAAAGTGAAGGGAAAGACGGAGGACCAAAAGACCGAATTGGAAAATCTCCGAAGACAACTTGCCGAAAAGGACGAGACCATCGCCAACTTGGAAAAGGCCAAGGGCGACGCCGCCGCTATCCAGGCGGAGCTTGACAAGTACAAGCAGGCCGAAGCGGATCGAGCCAAGGCGGAGAAGGAAGCGCAGGTGGACGCCATCCTCACACAGACCGCAGAGAGCGCCCTCGAGGGTCGGGAGTTTGTCAACGAGTATACACGCACCCATTTTTTGGGGGAGTTGAAAAAGGCCATCCAAGACCCAGCAAACAAAGGCAAAAAGCCCGCTGACCTGTTTTCCGACATGACCAAAGACGTAGACGGCATTTTCAAGAACCCACAGCATGAACCGTTGAAGATCGCCGGAGTTACCAAAACCGACACCAGCGGCAATATGACTAAGGACCAAATCATGAGTATTAAAGATGCCTCAGAGCGTCAGGCCGCTATTGCCGAACATTTAGACCTGTTTAGAAAGGATTGATAAAGATTATGGCAGCAAAAGATAATTTGACCAAATCGTCCGACATCCAGTCTACCGCGCGTGTCATTGACTTTGTGACCCGCTTTGCCCGCAACTGGGAGCACCTGCGGGAGATCCTGGGCATCATGCGCCCTATCCGCAAAGAGCCCGGCGCTATTCTAAAGAGTAAGACTGCTTCTGTTACCCTTCAGAGCGGAAACGTGGGAGAGGGCGAGGAAATTCCTTACTCTAAGGCCACAGTCATTGAGACCCCCTACGAAGAGATGACTGTGGAGAAGTATGCCAAGGCTGTTTCCATCGAGGCCATTAAGACCTATGGCTATGACGTGGCTGTTGGCATGACGGACGACGCATTCCTGTATGAATTGCAGGACAACGTGACCCGCCGCTTCTACGCCTACCTGAACACCGGCAAACTTGCCAGCTCTGAAACCACCTGGCAAAGAGCCCTCGCCATGTCCAAGGGCCTAGTCATCAATAAGTTTAAGCAGATCCACCGGACCGTCACCAATGTAGTGGGATTTGCCAATGTCTTGGACCTCTACGACTATCTGGGCGACGCCAATATCACCGTCCAGACAGCTTTTGGCTTCCAGTATGTGCAGAACTTCATGGGCTTCTCCACTGTGTTCCTGCTGTCTGACGAGGAAATCCCCCGCGGACGAGTGATTGCCACTCCTGTGGAGAATATTGTTCTGTATTATGTGGACCCGTCTACCAGTGACTTTGCAAGGGCTGGTCTGGTCTATACCACGGACGGTGAGACGAATCTAATCGGCTTCCATGTGGAGGGCAACTACCACACTGCCGTGTCCGAGAGCTTTGCCATCATGGGCATGACCCTGTTTGCGGAGTATTTGGATGGTATTGCGGTTATTGATGTGGACAGCACTCCCACCCTGGGGACGCTGACGGTGCAGAGTGCGGCGGGAACCGCATCCGGCGATACCAAGCTGACAGTTACTCCCATAAAGGAGTCCCCCACCAACGTGTACAAGTACAAAACTGACCCCTCTACGGCTCCGGTAGTTACTTACGGTCAGAGTGTGCGGAACTGGACTACTTGGGACGGCGTGTCTGACATTACTGCCACCACCGGACATAAGATCACCGTTGTGGAAGCTGACAGCACCTATAAGGCACAGAATGCCGGTAACGCTACTGTGACGGCCAAGACCTAAAAGAAGGAGGGGGAAGGCTTGATGTGTGGCTATATCACCTATGAGCAGTACAAAGCCCTTGGCGGGAGGGCCAACTCGTCGGCCTTCCCCCGCCTGGAGCAACTGGCGAGAAAAAAGCTGGATTACTGGACGCAGGGACGGATCACAGGGCCAGACGATGATATCCGCCTGTGTATGGCGCTCATTATCGACGCTATGGAAAGAATCAAGAGCGGCTTTGTTAATGTAGCGAGTACCAGCAACGACGGCCTGACTGTCAACTATGCTTCCGCCCAAACGGAGGAGCAGATGATGGGCTCCGTGTATGATCAAATCGTGGAGATACTTCCCGTTGAGCTGGTCAGCCTGGAGGTTGGGATATGACGCCGCTGTTTCGTGAGACGATTACGCTTCTGAACCGGAGAGCAGCAGAGGACAGCCCGGACGGCCTGGACGCATGGAAAAAGACCGTTCTAACCGGCTGTGTGTTCGTTCGCACTACCGTAAGGGGCGTGTCTGGCGTTGATGTATCGCTGGGCCAGACGGTGACGGTCCGTATCCCTGAGTCACTGGACTACCACCCTTATCAGGAGTGGACGGGCAAGATGAACGGCTTTACAGCGTCTGTTGGCGACATCGTGGTACATGGGAAGGTAGCGGAGAATGTGACCCCGGACAATGTGCGGGCGGTGGCGGGACGATACGAGTTCATGACCGTCCGCTCTGTCCGGGACAACACAAGGCTTCCATTGGGACACATCCACCTGGAGGGCGTATGAATATCAGTGTTGAGATTTTCAACCCGAAGAAAACGTTCAAACGGATATTTTCAGATGATGTCAGGAAATATGCCCATACTCGACTGCATGCCTATTGTTCTCCTTATGTCCCTATGGACAGCGGGGCTCTGGACCAAACTGTGGATATCACACCTGACTATGTCCACTACAAATCACCCTATGCACATTTTCAATGGGAGGGCAAGGTGTTTGTGGATGACCGGTGGAGCACATACGCAAAGCGGAATACCAGTAAACACGCTACAGAAAGAAATCTAAAATACTCTATAGACAAGCATCCGCTCGCTACCTCCCACTGGGAGCGGGCCGCCATGACTGCAAAGGGCGACAGACTAGCGGAGGATATTGAAACCTATATCAAGAGGAAGTGATTTTATGGCGAACAAAAATAAAGAAATTCTTGAATTTCTGGAGAAGTGCCCCGCCGTGAAGTCCTTCCTCTATTTCAACAGCGCCACAGATAAGGCGGGGCGTGTCAGCATTGAAACGGTGTACAGCGACGTGTGGGAGAAGCGGTTCATTCGGGACGTGGGGATCAAGGCCTATGAGTTCGCCGTTGTGCAGATGCTGCCCCAGGATCAAGGCACAAGCGATGTCAACGCAGAGCAGGCGCAGAGCGTTCAGGACTTTATGGACTGGATCGATGAGCAGAACAGATCGCGAAACTTCCCTAAATTCCAGGAATGTAAGGTGCTAAGTATTGAAAATCTACAAAATATGCCGAATCTGGCCGGGGTGAATGAGGCGGGCACCGTCGCCCGCTATATGTTCCAGGTCAGGGTTAGGTATTATACAGAAGGAGTGAAAGCATGAAAGTATCTGAATTAATGGCCGGATATACTCCGAATGATGAATTTGCTGGCTTTGCTACCAACGATGATTGGGTATTGGCAGTCGGGATTGGAGAGGAGGCCACCACGGAGAAGGACTATACCGTTGTGCAGATGGGCATTGCTGGCTTGGACCCACAGATGAACCCCGTTACCCAGGACAAGCAGTATATCCGAACGGGACTGTCCACCTCCAAGACTGGCACACAGCGCACCTTTGCCATCACCGGCGACCGCTACATTGGCGACGCTTTCCAGGACTACTGCTTTGGCCTGGATATCGCTCATGGAGTAGGCCAGAAGGTCGTTGTACCCTATGTTTATTTCTCTCTGCTGACTGGTAAGGGAGAGAAGGGCACCGTTTCCATCATCGTTAATTCTGATGGCGGCGGAAATGCCGGCGAAAACTCCGCTATTTCCGTAGACCTTCGGAGCGTTGGAACTGCCCCCACAGAGTATACATATTCTGCTGTCTAAGGAGAGAACAACATGAATTACAAAGTTACCATCCAAGGAAAGACCTATGAGTTGCCCGCTAGAACATTGTCCGTGGATGATAAGATCGAATCTGTGGCAAAAATCGATCAGGATTACCGTAGTGGGGAGATCACCCGCCGGGAGGCAGTCCAGCGGCTCCATATGTTCGTTTTGGATCTCGCTCCCGGCTCTTTGCCCAGCGTGGAAGAGGTAGATACAAACGAATTGATGAAGGCGTGTGAGGACATCATTGCGGCTTATGACGCACCCGCACGGAAAGCAAGAATGGAAGCAAAGCTGGCGGAAGCCAGGGAAGCGCTGAACCGACCGGAGGTACAGAAGCTGCTCACCCTACAGAATCTGAAAAAATGAGCCTGTACAGGGAGCCGCCGGAAACAATCACCATTGACGGAGTCTTATACCCTGTGGATACAGATTTCCGGTGCTGGATCGAATTTCAAGGAATCTTGCTGGCAAAAGAAGAGGACGGAAGGAAAGCAGAACGGCTCTGTGAGTTCATGACTTCTCTGGGCCTTCCGCCCTCCAATGACACACTGGAGTCCATGCTGGAGTTCTATTCTGCAGCCTCGCAAGAGAAATTGGCTCCAGGAAAGAAACATCCACAGGCATTTGACTTTGAGCAGGACAGCGAGTTTATTTTCTCCGCTTTTTGGGAGTGCTATGGGATAGATTTAAGCACAGCAAAATTGCATTGGTGGCGGTTCAAAGCGCTGTTCAAATCCCTTCCCCAAGACTGTGAGATCTGCCGGATCATGACCTACCGGACAGTAGATTTGAAGGATGTCCCAAAGCAGCAAAAACAGTTCTACCGGGAAATGAAATCACGCTACTCTCTTGGGACTGGAAACACAGGCTATAAGACAGAACAGGACATGAAAGATTATGTCAAACGAAGATACGAAGAAGCGCAAGCCAGTTTGTCCGTACTGCGGAGTAGTGGACAGCCGGGTGATGCTGGGTCCGAAAGCACGAGCAAATGACTTATGGTTAAAGTGCAAGATCTGCAAAAAAATATTTGAGCTGAAAGTGCCGTAGTGCCATAGCCACAGGAGGTGGCATGATTGGCGAACGATGGCACTGTAAAAATCGGAACAGATATCGACGAAAGCGGTTTTAAGTCTGGCTTATCCAAGTTGGGTGGCGTTGCCAAGACGGCGCTGAAAGGAACTGTAGCGGCCATTGGAGGAGTAGCAACCGCCGCAACTGGAGCGGTGACCGGACTCCTAGCCCTGGAATCTGCTACCGAAGAATACCGAGTCGCCCAAGGTAAATTGAATACCGCCTTTGAGGCGGCGGGATATGGACCTGAAACAGCCTCCAAAGCTTACGGCGACTTTTACAAAATACTTGGCGATACCGATACGGCTACCGAGGCATCCCAGCTCTTGGCAAAACTGGCGGAGAATGAGGAGGACGTATCCACATGGACCGATATCGCCGCTGGTGTATTCGGTACCTTTGGCGACTCCCTTCCAATCGAAGGGCTGATTGAAAGCGCAAACGAGACGGCGAAGGTCGGTCAGGTAACCGGCGTTCTGGCTGACGCGCTCAACTGGGCTGGAATCTCCGAGGATGAGTTTAACGAAAAGTTGGCCGAATGTACCTCTGAGAGTGAACGCAACCAGCTTATTATGGACACCCTGTCCAGGACCTACGACCAAGCGAGCGAGGCATTTTATCGAAACAACGAAGCGCTGATTCAGGCGAGAGAAAATCAGATCCTTCTCGATGATACGTTATCTCAACTGGGAGAAACCGTATCAAAAGTAAAAAATAATCTCCTATCTGAATTTCTCCCTTCAATCGCAAGTGTCGTTACGGCGTTCAATGACCTGGTCAATGGTGTAGATGGAGCGGATGAGGCGCTTTCTGCGGCCATCGGCGATATGGTCACGGCGCTGGTGGAGAAGCTCCCGGATTTTCTTTCCTTTGGCGTGGATGTTCTCCAAGCTATTTTGCAGGGGATCATCGATAATCTGCCGACCCTGCTGGACGGACTGGCACAGGTGGTCGAAGAAATATTCGTTGCTCTTGTAGAACTGGCTCCCTCCTTGTTGGATGCCGGGATTGAACTTCTCAAATACATAGCGGATGGAATCAAAAATGGCATTCCGTCCCTTGTAGAGAAGCTGCCAGAAATAATATCGTCAATTTCAGAATATTTTACCGAAAATTTGCCCTCCATTCTGGATACAGGGGCCGACATTCTTATAAGCCTGATAGATGGGATTGTTTCTGCAATTCCAATTTTGATGGAAAATCTCCCGCAGATACTTACATCCATTATTGATTTTATCATAGAGAATCTTCCTGAAATAATTGGAACCGGCGTCGAAATTCTTACTGCTCTAGTTTACGGCATCATAAGTGCGATTCCAAGCATTGTGCTTGCGCTTCCTGATGTAGTTAAAGCTATTTTGGATGGGTTTGCCCAGTTGCCACAAATGCTGTTTGACATTGGAGCCAATATCATTCAGGGCCTGATAGATGGATTCTTGTCCATGGTCGGGAATGTGGTAGACGCCATAGGTTCTGTCATAGATGCGATTTTTGGAACCGCCGAGAAAGAAGCAGAGGTACATTCTCCGTCTAAGCGAGGGGAGCGCCTGGGCAAGAATATTGACCAAGGGATAGCGAACGGGCTGGAGGGAAACGCAGCCTCTGTCAAATCTGCTGTATCCAGACTAGATGTACTTAGCGAGTTAGAGCGCGCTATGCCTAATATTGAGCGACGTGTTACCTTGGTTAACGACGGAATGGTCCCAGGTTCGGTGGCGGCTACGACCGTCCGAGAAACTGCTGATACAAACAAGAGCGGTGAGGTTTATGGGAACAGTTCACAACGAGTCAAACTGGACATTGGCTTCTATCCGAGAGAGGCGTCAATGTTTTTGCGGCCTTATCTAAGGGACGAGGACCGTAGAAGCGGTACAGACTTGGTGGAGTGAGGTGGCTATGGATAATATTTTCACCATAGACGGGGTTGGATACAACATAGGCGTAGAATCTATTGCCCGTAAAGCCAGACTCTCAGATGGGCCAAACGCAGACAACGCTCTTTCCGGTTATCACTGGAGGGACCTCCAAGGGACTTTTTTTGACTACACATTCCAACTTTCTGCTGATGGGATGAGCCGTGATGACTATGACTCTCTTTATGAGGTACTGACATCCCCGGTGGATAGTCACACTGTTGTGGCACCCTACGGGCAAACCACACTATCTTATGAGGCCTATATAGAGGTCGTTGAGGATACAGTGGAATACATGGATGATGGGACCTGCTGGGGCGGTTTGACCGTCACATTTTACGCCAGGGAGCCAAAGAAGGTGCCGACATGAATCAGCTTGTTTATAACGGAAAGACATTTTACCAAAAGGATATCTTTTCGGGAAATGTACATATCGCTATGTCTCTCCGCTCATCCTCTCTGGAGGTCAATACACTATCCGCTGAGGCCCGTGACCCAGATGGAGTGTTTATTGGATTCGCTCGAAATACACCCTTAAAATGGATCTACAATGGCGCCCAGCGAGGGATATTTTACCTTCAAGAAGTAGAGCGAGTGGGGCCTAATAGATATAGTCTTTACGCTACATCAGCCATTGGTATTTTAACTGAGGGACAACATTATGGAGGAATATACACCGGGCAAACAGCGCAGGAAGTTATTGCTAGCATCTGTGGCACAGTCCCTTTTTCAATCCAAAACAAATATGCAGACGTTAAGCTATATGGTTGGCTGCCTGTTGCTACACAGCGGGACAACCTGGTCCAAGTCCTGATAGCGATTGGAGCATGGATCAAAACGGATTTGGACGGCGTTTTACGCATTGAAAGCCTGTGGGATGGCATCTCTGGAAATATCAATGAGGATTATATGCTGGTGGGAGCGAAAGCCCCGGAAACAGCAAAAATAACCCAGGTGGTAGTCACAGAGCACCAATATGTGGAGGGCGGAGAGGAAACCAAGCTGTTTGAAGGAACTGCCCAGCAAGGGGATATTATCACATTTAATAGCCCGATGTATGAGTTA